GTCGTATGGTATTTTTAATTTGTCAAACGCTTTGGCAATAGATGCTCCTGCCCATATCTCTAAATCAAAACCTGCAATCTTTTTTATATCACGTAACAACTCACCCTCTGTCACTGTCAGTTGTGTCTTGAGTGCTGCAGCCTTTTCAACGTCAACACGTACACCTTTAAATTTCATATCGACCAGGCATGGAAACAGATTAGTTTCTAAATTAAATACGTCCCACAGATCTTGTTTTGTAATCTCGTGCTGCAATGCGTGCCACAGCTTCAATGTAATCTCTGCGTCCTTCTCTGCATACTCACCTACAAATGGTGCCGGCAATCTCCACATCTCTGCTTTTGGATTGACGCCAAAATCTTTTGCAGCTTCTTTCAAAAGATTTTCATTCTTACGCATGCCAATATAATCTTTACCAACAGAGTCTAGTGTGTAACTAAATCTATTCTCATCGATCAAACTTGCAGCAATCATTGTGTCAATGATGCCGCCGTTAATATAAAAACCAAGTGACCTGATCCACGATACATCGTACATGGCGTTGTGAAATATTTTTGTAGCTGTCGTTTGCAATAGCTCTTCGAACCAGTCCAGGACCAATCCTCGGTCCATGTTCCCACCACCTTCGTGCGCTATAGGAAAGTAACCGGACCAACCTTCGACCGCCACAGCTATGCCGACTACTTCTCCATCTCTTCGCACAGATCCTGATCCCATAGTCATGAGGTTTGGATCTCTTGTTTCTAAGTCAATGGCAATCTCTAAGTGGCTCGACAAATCAGGTAACCTATCCGGTGGCACCCACTCTGTCTCTGGTGTAAACAACGGTTGTTGTAATGTTCTCAACTGTAGTCTCTCTCGATTATCATATCGATAAAATGTTTCGCTTTCTCGAGGCTCTCTTTGCCTCCCTTATCTTGATGTCTAACTATGTACTTTATAGCAGAGCCCTCAGCAAATAACAACTTGTTTTTATTGACGAATTCGCTTGGTTGTATCACATATTTTTTGTAGTGATTACCCCCTACCTGATTGTCGTATGGCGATTTTCTACCCATTTTATTATCTCCTTTGCTTTATAAATTTTGTTTTTTTCTCTCATAAACGGAAGTATTAATTTTAATAATCTATAAAGTTTTCGATGAGGCATACCCCAGCGCAATTGTTCTTGGTGTTTTTTTGATCTTGGTTTGATTTCAAAAAGAGAACCTTGTTGACCAAAATCATCATATAAACTTTTAATTAAATCTTTATCTGTATTAGAAATTTCCATTCTATATACGTGTGTAAGATGTTTCTTACCCCTACCGTTTTTTTTCTCTCTAACGGTCCATTCTATATAACCTTCTCCGTCCATAAAACTTGCACAATATGCAAGTTTTGGAAGATCAAATAATTTAATCATATTATATACGCCCTTTCGTAATTTTTTGGTTCTAATATGTGCAAAGATTTTTTTGCACGTGTGACTGCTACATAAAATAAACGATGTAATTCGTCTGGATCAATATCGTCGTGGTCAGCAGCAGACTTAGTAATATCAGGTAGAAGTAATACATTATCAGCTTCACCCCCTTTCGCTCCGTGTATAGTTGATAGTGTTATTCTTGGTGTCTGTGAAATTTTTTCTTTGTTGGCTAACATACTGCGTATGTAGTTTTCTGTTTCTGTATCTAAACCTGCAAACGCTTTGTACCAAACATCATCTGTTTGTAGTCCGTGACTATCCATACACTCTTGAATGTAATAACCCTCTTCGTTCTCGTCCATGGTCTTACCTTTCTGATAACCTTTGATTACATTGTCACCCAGGTATGAATATATATTTTTAATTGATGCAACCGGCAAAATTGTTTCAATCTTTCTCCACTTCTCCCAGGTTTGTATCGCTAGTAATAAATCTAATTTAATTGAGTTTCTATGTTTGTGAGAATAGTACCAACCCTGTAGCTCACATAAATCTTTTATGTCGTCTAGAAAATAATTTGCGGTTGATAGAACCAACCACTCACCTTGTGACATATTTATTTGTGTAACGTCAGAGTATCGTGTCAAGTCACCCATCTCTTGTCGTGGTAAATAATACTTGTCATATCTGTTTGTAACTTTTTTAATGATGTCTTGTGATAGTTCATGTATTGGTCCGCCAGGTATGCGATACGATTGACTTAGTGTGTCTATGTGATCTACTTCTTCTTTAAGAGCGATAAAAGTATCAACGTCAGCGCCAGCCCATCTAAATATAGCTTGATCATCGTCCCCAGCAATGTAGGTCTTGTTTGCTTTCGACCATAAAGTCCGGACCATTCTCCATTGCAAAGGTGAGAGGTCCTGTGCTTCGTCAATAAATAATACGTCAAAAGACGGTGAAATATCTTGGTCGATAAATTTTGAAACCATGTCATTGTAATCAATTAAACCTTTCTCTTGCTTGTACCTGGTAAGTTCTTGATCTAGAAGATATAATAAATCTCTCTCAATGTCCATACCATGTTCATTTCTATCGTACAAATCCAATACAGGTATCTCTAAAACCCGTGCTTTGTTTATCAAACGAAGATACTCATTGTCAGAATTAAATATGCCGTTGCTCTCTTCGTACCAAGCTGTCTTAATTGGTATACCGCATTTCAAACCAAAATCTCTGTAGTCAGAATGTTTCATAACATTTTCTTTTTTTGCACCTAACATTCTAAATGCCAGTGAGTGTAGAGTTCTAAAGTATGGTATCTCTTTTTGATCTAACATAAATTTATCTTGAGCTCTTGTGCTTGCTTCCCATGCAGCTTTCTTTGTAAAAGAAAAGTAACCTATCTTTTTTATGTCTGTGCCTGCACGCAAAAATTCTTCTACTAAATCTAATAGTGTTGTTGTTTTACCTGTACCTGGTGGCCCTAGTATTATTGTTTTCATTAGAAAGGCGTCTCCTGATATTTCTCTTGGCTAACCTCTGGCTTTGTTTTTTTCATGGCTTTTATCTTAACCAGTCTTGGTGTTTGATTCTTCAAAGTTATCCGTTCTTCTTTTACAAAAACATCTTTCAAAGTTTTTATTAAATTACCTGTTTTTATTTTATCCATCTCCCAGTTGTTTCGTTTACAAAAAGAATAGAAGTCGTCCATTCTAAAATATGTGTGCCCTTCATCAGTCCATGACATTTTGTTTAGTATATCTTCTTTGGTTCTTGCCGCAGGTCTGTTGACTGTGAAGTCATATAATAAATTTACTATTTGGTTTATTGGATCTAATGACTCTAGTGGTTCTATCTCTTGTAAGTTCTGCATCAAAGTTTTTAAATAAACTTCTCTCCAGTCTGCTGCCTTTGGTATAGGTGATACCACATTCGCTTGATCTAATACTGCAATTGCAAATAAATTAGGATTGTGTAGTTGTTCTGTTTTTAATTCTACACGTTTGCCACCAACATTTAAAAACCATTGTGGTGGGTTAGATGTTATCTTTGTAAGTGTATCCAGTTCTGGCATCTGCTCCTCTTCAAAACCAACACCAAACTTTTTAGTTCTACATTTTGCAGCGTTACATACACCACATATTGGTTGTTCCTTGCATCTGTATTTATCGTAACCTCGTTTACCAACAGAACCCAATAACTGTTTGACTTCTTGAAAGCTTAATGGTGGGTTCATCCACTTGCTATTATCTTCCATGACCTTGTCTTCCCAGTTGTCTGGGCTTGCTTGTTTGTGATAGACAGCCACGTTAAATAATGCATTATTTCTTGATCCTTCACCAAAACCATCTTGAGCCAACTTATTTAGGCAAGGTGGTCCATCTTGAAATGCCTCAACAACTTCTGTCTTCTTTATAACAATCGCTTCAATTTGTTCTTTTGTCTGTGACCACTCATCATAGATAGAATAGAATGATTCTAAACTAGCAGCTTCGCCACCAGCTTTGAAAGTGTAACGCAATCCTCTTGTGCCACCATGATAGGGTAGATTTAAGAAGTTACCTGTGTCTCCACGCTCTACTAATATCTCAGTTTGTTTTGGAAATATCTCACTACCACCGAAACCCAAAGTCTCAGCCATAGCTTTTAATTTTGCCTGCATTAATACTGCAGGTATAAAATCTTTTGCAAATAAAAATAGATGCGCTCCACCAGACTTTGATCTGAATGTCACTAACGGGAAACCAAACCCTTTTATATTACGCATAATAGATAAATGGTCTAAGTTATATTGATCTACATCAATACAACCCCACTTACATTCATTGTTCTCGTTGATTGGTATAACTCCAAGAGCCGGATCTTTGCCCTCCAGGTGCTCTTCCCAAAGTGTATCTGTAACCGGTTGACGTTTTATAAACGCTTTACCTTCTGCTTTACCTTTATCTGTTGTTGATCCTGATAAAATTAGTTGACCATAGGCACTGTTGTTGCCTTCAAATATTTCTTTGAACTTCATTTCTTTGCTTTAGGTCTCCCTACAGCGCCACCTCTGTTTGGTCTCCAAGTTGGTTTACAAATTTCGGTGCAATAAATTTTACTTTTTTGCCATTTCGTTATGTCGAATTTCTGATTGCATGTTGGGCATATTCTTGGTCTTGGCATCTTTCTTTTGTTTCCTTTCTTTTGTTTCGTATATATAGTTCTCTTCAAGCAGGCCCATGAAAAGGGGGGAGTCTATCCATGGGCCAATCATGATTAAAACGGTACTTCGTCCTTTTTAGACTTAGTATCTTCTTCACCATGTTTTGCAGTAACGTCACCTTTGTTAGCGCTTACAGCAAAACTCTTTGCCTGCTCGTATAGACCTTTGTCTTGAACAGGACCAACCTTTTCTATACTCCAACCAAACCAAGTTCCCTTGTCATTTGATTGTTGTACTGTCTTCAAGTTGTACACGTGACTACACATAGCCGGTGTGAACATACCATTCTTACCTTTAAGTTTGATACTGTTCATCATTGAGTTCCATGATCTACTCACTTTTAACTGTGTAGATTTCATAGAAATCAAAGCAGCCTCACCACTTTCCAACAACACAAAATACGATGCTGTGTTCTCTAGATAGTTACCATTTGGTAGTCTATCTTTGTAACTTGCATCTCGTGTTGTATCTTTAATGATACCGCTGTCGACTGCGTGTATCGCAATAGGAGCGCTTGTGCCCTCACCACGATCAGACCACTCAACGTATTCGCGTTTATAATAACACGGTATTACGCTGACGCCTTTCTCACCATCGTATAGTTGCTTAGTCACGGTATTAAATATCATACCTGGTTCAGCACCTTCCACATACTTGGCGTCCCGTTTGTTTGTCTCGGGTGACAGTTGTCCTAACACTCTAAGAAATGGCAACGCAAAGTCGTCAGACCCCATGTTGCTAAAACTGGTGTTAGCATCTTCTTCAAACATACCTGTTAAGGCTACGTCTGATTTTTCTTTTTTCGCTACTTGGTTCATGTTTCTTGTTTCCTTATTTCCGGCCTATTTTTGTTTGATCTTTAATAAAAATATTAAAGAGTTGTGAGGGCATGTCGAGGCCGGCCTCGACACGCTCTCTAAAGAGAGCCTTCAATGTCATGGGTTCTACCTTTTGTTTTTGGGTAGGCTCATAACCTTCTTGCTCTGCAAGGCTAAGCAATTGCTCCGCCTTGTTATCTTCGCCTTTACCAAACTGTACAGCAACTTCATTTTTAATGATGTCACCCAGTCCGTTCTCTCGAAGCCAGTTGTAAGCTAACTCCATCTGATCTTTTTTGATGGTGCAGTTGTATGATTTTCTAACATCTACTGAACTGCCGTCAGCTAATTTCAAAGATGATAAACCTTGCTCTGCGAGCAGGTTTGGTATCACCTCTGAACTAATTTTGTCTGCTTGTTCTTTGACACTTTTTAAATCTTTTTCAAGATTACCAATTTGATCTTCATAGTTTTGCAACATGAGGCAATAGTGTGACAAAGTTTTAATATCTGTTTTTTCTATTATATCCTGTTGATCTTGTTCAAAATCAATGTCGTTTATTTCTACCATAGTTATTCTTCTTTCTCGTAAAGGTTAAATGAAAGTGGATAGTATCTTCTCTCTTGTCTATCCCATTTTAAAAGATTGAATTTACCTTGCGTAACGTCACTAGCTATAGCGGTAGATAATCCTATTATTGCAGGATCACCTGTGCAAAGTATGTAGTCTCTCTCTTTAAAATCTCGTAAGTTCTTTCTCATCTTGTGTACGAATGGTCCAGAACTAAATATCATTTGTGAGTTTTCTGGTAAACAAATTACTAGATAACCATAATCTGACGCCTGCAAAATGTTTATATTCTGCGGCGGATGCTGTAAAACATATACAAAGTCTTCATTAGGATTTTCTTTTATAAAATCTAAAAACTCTGCAAGTTGTTTTGGTTTGTATAGTTCAAATAATCTATTTCTCACTTTTTTCTATTTCTACTTTCCAATCGTCTTTCTGTTCTTCTTTTTCTTTCTTAAGTGCGTTGACCTCTGCTGTCAACTTATCTATCGTCAATTGCATATTTATTTTCTCATTGTTGCTTTTTTGCAACATATTAAATAAAGATGATATAATCTGATCTTGTTCCATTTTCTTTCTCCTGTTTATGGTTGACATTTAATGTAGTGATGATTATATAAATGTCAAGAAAGAAAATATGATAAAACATTATAAGTTTAAAACTAAGCCTTACGAGCACCAACTCGAGGCATTAGAAAAATCATGGGCCCAGGATACCTATGCTTTATTTATGGAGATGGGGACAGGTAAATCCAAGGTCCTCGTTGATAATATAGCTATGCTCTATGATAAAGGCGCGATCCGCGGTGCATTAATCGTGGCGCCCAAAGGCGTGTACAAAAACTGGAACGACATAGAGTTCCCTGTGCATTTGCCAGATCACGTAGAACACACAAAAGTATTGTGGGATCCGAGCATCACGAAGAAAAAACAAATGGAGCTTGACACTTTATTTGATGGTGGTGACGATCTTAAGATATTGATAATGAACGTAGAAGCA